AATCTGAGATTCAACAGGAAACAGCACTTAAAGTAGTTTTTGACACAATTAAAAAAATTAAAGATGCATCCATAGACGGAGCGGATTTTGTGCAAGAGAAAGCTCTTAAGTTCTGTAAACAACAAGAATTACAGAAGGTTATGACAAAAGCTCAAAAAATCATTGATGGTGGTGAATTTGAGAATTACGACACCCTTGAAGAGATGGTAAGAGAGGCCTTACTTGTTGGTTCAAAGGATACAAGTATGATGGATGTGTTTTCTGACCTAGAGCAGGTATTAGAGGACGATTATAGACATCCAATCCCAATGGGGATTCCAGGTATTGACCGACTACTAAAAGGTGGTCTTGCCAAAGGGGAGATAGGTGTAATACTTGCCCCAACCGGTGTCGGGAAATCAACATTACTAACAAAGATTTCAAACCACGCATTTAACCTAGGATTTAATGTACTTCAAGTATTTTTTGAGGACAATCCAAAAGTCATTCAAAGGAAACACTTTACACTTTGGACTAAAATCCATCCTGACGAATTGTCAGAAAGAAAAGATGAGGTAATGACCAAGGTAAGAGAGGTAAAAACAACAATGCCAAATGAATTAATATTAAAAAAGTTACCATCTGACACAAAAACAATGTTACAGATTAAGAATGAAATCAGAAAGATGGTTGCAGATGGGACTAAAATTGATATGATTGTTTTGGATTACATTGATTGTGTTGTACCGGACAAAAACCTGGGGGATGAATGGAAGAGTGAAGGATCGGTAATGAGAGCTTTTGAAGCTATGTGTCACGAAATGAATATTGTAGGATGGACAGCGACACAAGGAAACAGAGCATCAATATCATCAGAAGTCGTGACAACAGACCAGATGGGTGGGTCAATTAAAAAAGCACAGGTAGGACACGTCATTATCTCTGTAGCAAAAACGTTACAGCAGAAAGAATTAAAACTAGCCACAATTGCAATTACCAAATCTCGTATTGGAGATGATGGTGTGGTGTTTGAAAATTGTAAATTTGACAATTCTATGCTTGAGATTGATACTGAATCAACAACAACATTCCTAGGTATTGAGGAACAGAAAGAAGAAAGACAAAGACAACGTGTTAAAGAATTGTTGGAGAAAAGACAACAACGAGAATCAGAAAACAAAAAATAAAAATAATTAAATTTTAAAAATATGGATATTTCACAAAAAATTTTAAGTGACATAACTGTACATATGAAGTACGCAAAGTTTATCCCGGAACTAAACAGAAGAGAGACTTGGGAAGAATTGGTAACAAGAAATAAAGAAATGCACCAAAAAAAGTATCCGCAAATCAAGGATGAAATTGAAGAGGTGTATAAAATGGTTTACGATAAAAAAATACTTCCATCTATGAGATCACTTCAGTTTGGTGGTAAACCAATTGAAATCTCACCAAATAGAGTATACAATTGTGCTTATTTACCAATTGATCATACTGATGCATTTTCTGAAACAATGTTTTTACTTTTAGGTGGAACCGGAGTTGGGTTTTCAGTACAAAAACACCACGTAGATAAACTACCGGAGATTAAAAAACCAAATCCAACAAGAGCTAGAAGATATTTGATTGGTGATTCAATTGAAGGATGGGCTGACGCAATTAAAGTTCTTATTGAATCATATATGGGGTCAAAATCATCAACACCGGTATTTGATTATTCAGATATCCGTCACAAAGGGGCCCTTCTTGTTACATCAGGAGGAAAAGCTCCAGGACCACAACCATTAAAGGATTGTATTCACAATATCACAAAAGTCCTTGACGCAAAAGAAAATGGTGATAAACTTTCACCGATTGAAACACACGACATCGTTTGTCATATTGCTGACGCAGTATTAGCCGGAGGTATCAGAAGAGCAGCACTTATTAGTTTGTTTTCAGCTGACGATGATGAAATGATTTCTTGTAAATCAGGAAACTGGTGGGAATCAAACCCACAAAGAGGTAGAGCAAATAACTCTGCGGTTCTTCTTCGTCACAAAGTAACACAAGATTATTTTATGGATCTTTGGAAAAGAATTGAACTTTCCGGAGCTGGAGAACCAGGAATTTACTTGTCTAACGACAAAGATTGGGGGACAAATCCTTGTTGTGAAATTGGACTTCGCCCTTATCAATTCTGTAATCTTTGTGAAGTTAATGCATCAGATATTGAATCGCAAGAAGATTTTGAACAACGAGTTAAAGCAGCGACATTTATTGGAACACTACAGGCTGGTTATACAGATTTCCATTATCTACGTGACGTTTGGAAAAGAACAACAGAAAAAGACGCACTAATTGGTATTGGTATGACAGGAATTGGTTCCGGTGTTGTTTTGGGTTATGATATGAAAGCAGCGGCTGAAGCAGTAAAACAAGAAAACGAAAGAGTTGCAAATCTTATTGGAATTAACAAGGCCGCTAGAACTACAACTGTTAAGCCATCCGGAACCTCATCTCTTGTATTGGGAACATCCTCTGGAATTCACGCTTGGCATAATGATTATTATTTGAGAAGGATTCGTGTTGGAAAGAATGAAGCAATTTATAGTTATCTTGCAATTAATCACCCAGAACTAGTTGAAGATGAATACTTCCGACCACACGATACCGCTGTAATCACAATACCACAAAAAGCACCTGAAGGATCAATTCTACGATACGAATCTGTATTCCAGATGCTTGAAAGAGTTAAAAAAGTTTCTCAAGAGTGGATTAAATTTGGTCATAGAAGTGGTCAAAACACACACAACGTGTCAGCGACAGTTTCAATAAAAGAGGATGAGTGGGACTTAGTTGGTGATTGGATGTGGAAAAATCGTAAGTTCTATAATGGTTTATCAGTACTACCATATAATGGAGGAACATATACACAGGCCCCATTTACCGATTGTACACAAGATGAATTTGAAAAACTTGTTAAAACATTATCTGATGTTGATTTAACAAAAGTTATTGAATTACAAGATAATACCGACCTACGAGGAGAATTGGCTTGTGCGAACGGATCTTGCGAGATAATCTAATAATAGAAAAGTAAGGAATTTATTAAAAGTTCCTTACTTTTTTTATTTCACAATATATTTATATATAATAACAAATACTTGTGAAATATGAAAAAAATTGAAATGATTGGTAAAGTTTTTGGAAAACTTAAAGTGGTTGAAGAACTAAAAAAGAATAAAAATGGTCACATAAGATATGGATGTGAATGTGAATGTGGTAATATGACAGAAGTTTTTGGAACACATTTACGTAGTGGCGGTATAGTTTCTTGTGGTTGTAAGAATAAAATAAATAAAGACGGGGGGATAACCGGAAATTTATGGTATAATATAACTAAATATAAAACATCTAAAAGGTCAAATAGAAGAAATTTAGATTTTAATTTAACAAAGGAGTATCTTTACGACTTATATGTAAAACAAAATGGCAAATGTAACTTATCTGGAATTGATATCACATTACCTATTAGTTGGAATGATAAAAGTTACACTGTATCATTAGATAGAATAGATAGTAAAAATGGTTATGTTATTGGGAATGTACAATGGGTGCATAAACATATAAACGTGATGAAAAACACCTTTAATCAAGATATGTTTATTTTTCTATGTAATCAAGTAACTAAAAATAATGAATTAGTTGATTTTAATGTTAAAAAAATTGACGATTTTAAATGGGGTTTAAATACAAAATATTATGAAAGTACAATGGGGAAATAATGTAACATTAACATATCAAGTGTTGTTGGCATTTTATAACTTAAGAAAAAATAATTAAAATGAATGTAAACGCATCAAAAGATTGGATACAACAGTTATATGTTCAGGAGACAACTAAAAAATCTCCTGAACCTAACTTTTATAAGGACAAAAATGGAAATATGGTTATGACCGAATCGTTTCATATTAAAAGAGGAAGGTGTTGTGGGTCAAAATGTAGACATTGTCCTTATGAACCACTTTATGAAAAAGGAACAACAAACTTAAAAGAATCACTGAGAAATCAGTGATTTTTTTTATTTATATAAAATATCACAACATTATATTTATTACATATGGCAAACGGAGTAACATATGGATTAAAATTTCCTTTTACACAATCATACGAAGGTAAGTATTTAGGTGCGACCGAAACAAGTGATGATGAGGTTAGATCTGATTTAATTCATTTATTACTAACAAGAAAGGGAACAAGATACTTTCTTCCGGATTTTGGAACAAGACTATATGAATATATTTTTGAACCACTTGATGGTCCTACCTTTTCTGAAATTGAGAGTGAAATTAGAGATAGTGTTGGAAAATATCTTCCTGGAATTACCGTCACAAATATTACAATAACTGAAGCTACGAATGATATTGATAACGCCGGAGCTACTTATATTAATTCAGAAGGACAAAGAGAATTTAGAGTTCCTGGATTAGCGCAAAAAGAATATACCGCAAAAGTAAAAATTGATTATAAGATTACAGCAAGTGCTTTTGAATCATCTGATTTTCTTATTATAAATATTTAATAAAAAGATATGGCAGAGAAAAAAATATCGTATACAACTAGAGATTTTCAGGCGGTAAGAACCGAACTTATAAATTTTACTAGACAATATTACCCAGAGTTAATCCAGAACTTTAACGATGCAGGAATTTTTTCTGTATTTGTTGATTTAAATGCTGCGGTAACCGACAACTTACATTTTCACATTGATAGAAGTTTACAAGAAACGGTATTACAATTTGCACAACAAAGATCTTCAATATATAATATTGCAAGAACTTATGGGTTAAAGATACCAGGACAAAGACCATCTGTGTCACTTGTTGATTTTTCAATTATTGTTCCAGCATTTGGTGATAAAGAAGATTTAAGATATTGTGGTTTATTAAGAAGAGGCGC